AAATTTAAAGCAAAAAGAATTATCAGGTCGTTTAACTGCTGAAAAACAATTGGACAAAAACACATCTTTGCAAGCTTACTTAGATGCTAACGTTGGTGCCCGTGGCTCCGGTGTAAGAGGCGGCGGTGTTAACCTTACTCATAGATTTGCTGAGGGTGGTGCTGTTGGCTTGTATGCCAACATTCACGCAAAGAAAAAACGTATAGCCGCTGGGTCTAAAGAAAAGATGCGTAAGCCTGGTTCCAAGGGCGCTCCTACTGCTGACGCTTTTATTCAATCTGCAAAGACTGCTAAAAAATGAGCACTACTGGCCTAACCCTCTTTAATATGGATTTTACGGAGATTGCCGAGGAAGCGTGGGAGAGGGCGGGCCGAGAGATGCGTTCTGGATATGACTTGCGTACCGCTCGTCGCTCTATGAATCTAATGACCATTGAGTGGCAGTCCAAAGGCATCAATATGTGGACAATGGAGCAAGGGGTTATCAACCTAACTCCTGGCCTATCTACATACGCATTACCCGTAGACACTATTGATTTGCTAGAGCACGTTATTCGTACTGGGCAGAATACAGCTTCTACTCAAGCTGATCTAACTATTACCCGCATTAGTGTTTCTACCTATGCAACTATCCCTAATAAACTCCAGCAAGCTCGTCCAATCCAGGTCTGGATTCAAAGGCTTTCTGGTGAGACTAACCCAACTGCGTTAATCCTTGCATCAGCTTTAACCGCTACAGATACAACAATTACGCTTAACTCTGTAGTTGGAATAGCAGGATCGGGGTTTATTCGCCTTGATTCAGAAGACATTTATTACACCTATGTAACAGGAAATGTACTAGGTGGAGTGTTCCGTGGACAGAACAACACAACTGCCGTGTCTCACAACGTTGCGACACCCGTGTTTGTTCCTCAGCTTCCAGCCGTAACTGTTTGGCCTACGCCAGATAACTCTACGCCGTACCAATTTGTGTACTATCGTTTGCGACGCGTACAAGATGCGGGCGCTGGTGTGGAAACAGCAGACATGAACTTCCGCTTTTTGCCTTGCTTGGTGGCTGGCTTGGCGTATCACATTGCTATCAAAGTGCCTGAGCTAATGCCGCGCATTGAGATGCTGAAAAAAATATACGACGAAACATTTGAAATAGCGGCTGGTGAAGACCGAGAGAAAGCGGCTATTCGACTTGTTCCTAGACAGATGTTTATTGGTAGTACGTAATGGGTAATAGGTACGCATCCGGCAAGATAGCGATTGCTGAATGTGATCGCTGTGGTCAACAGTATCAACTTAAAGCGCTTAAGACTGAGATCATTAAGCAACGTAAGTATCAGTTGTTGGTTTGTCCAGAATGCTGGGATCCCGATCAGCCTCAGTTGATGTTAGGTACGTTTCCTGTAGATGATCCACAAGCACTACGTAATCCTCGCAGGGACACAACGTATGTAACTTCTGGTGTTAACTCTGCTGGTAATTTATCTGGTGGTTCACGAGACATTCAATGGGGCTGGAACCCGGTTGGCGGGGCTAGTTTTAATGATGTAGGTTTAACGCCGAACTACTTGATAGCGACAACGTTTGTCGGTACAGTAACGGTATCTTAAGGAGCTTAAAATGGCATATACAAAATCAGCCGATGGAATTGCTAAAAAAGGTAAGACTGATGCTCAGATCTTTCCTACTAGCGGCCCTACGCAAAAAGAAATGATGGGCGGAAAAGGTAAGGGTAAGGGTAAAACCAACTCTGATATGAAGACTATGGGTCGTAACTTGGCAAAGATTGCCGCACAGAAACGAGGTTAATCATGGCTACATTTAGCAAAAAATTGATGGGCAAAGAAGTTGGCGATGCCAAGGTCTATGCCAAACCACATACTATGACTGGCAAAGCTGTAAGTGTTTCTGACAATCCCGGTAGCGGCCCAGATCGTAGCGATGCCAATACAGTCAATATGTCTGTAGGTAACATTGATCGTCGTCCTCAACCAGCAACTAAAACAACTGGTATCAAAATGCGTGGTGCAGGCGCGGCTACCAAAGGCTTTATGAGTAGAGGCCCAATGGCATGAACTACAGCCAGCTTGTCACGCAGGTAAACGATTACTGCGAGAATTCTTTCCCAACTGACAATATGAATGTGTTCATTCGTCAGGCAGAGCAGCGCATCTACAACACTGCGCAGCCCGCTAATTTGCGAAAGAACGTGACAGGCATATTGACTATTGGCAATAAGTACCTTCAGTGCCCTACAGACTTCTTGTCTGTATACAGTCTTGCCGTATATCCGTACAACGCTACAACTGCCACTGGAACTTCTGGTGCAATTACCATAGTGGTAGCAAGTACTACAGGTATTGCGGTGGGACAGCAGGTTACAGGAACAGGTATTGGAACCAATGCGTTGGTTAGAAGCATTGCCAGCACAACCATTACCTTGACTGTAGCCAACAGTGGTACTGTGTCTGGTGCTGTAATCTTTCAAGGTGACTATCTGTACTTAATAAACAAAGATGTTAACTTTATCCGTGAAGCGTATCCTCTGACAGCACAGTTAAGTGAGCCAAAACATTACGCCATCTTTGGCCCTAGGTCAGATGATGTAAACGAGTTAACGTTCATTGTTGGCCCAACACCCAGTGCGGCCTACTACGCAGAGCTTCACTACAACTACTATCCTGAGTCTATTGTTACAGCCAGTACCACTTGGCTGGGTGATAACTTTGATTCTGTATTGTTGTACGGAACTATTTGCGAAGCCTACACCTACATGAAGGGTGAAGAAGGCATGGTCAAACTGGCTCAAGATCGTTATGTCCAGGCTATTGCTTTGTATAAAAACTTGTCAGATGGTAAGCAACGTGCTGATGCTTATCGTGATGGTCAATATAGGGTTGCTGTTACATGAGCATTCTCCAAACTCAGACGACCAGCTTTAAAACAGAGCTATATACGGGCGTTCATAACCTATCTACCAATACGTTAAAGATTGCTTTGTACACGGCTGCGGCTGATTTAAACGAATCAACCACTGTGTACAGTGCAACCAATGAAGTTACAGGTACTGGATACGTTGCAGGCGGGGTAGCTTTGACGGGCGTAACAATCAGTTCCTCTGGATATACAGCCTATGTAGACTTTGCTGATGTAGTCTTTGGCGCATCCGTCACGGCTCGTTGTGCTCTGATCTACAACGTCACGCAGGGTAATAAATCTATTGCTGTGCTGGACTTTGGGTCTGACAAAACATCCACAAATTTCACTATCACAATGCCCGCTAACACAGCAACAGCAGCATTGATTCGTTCTTCTAACTAAGGAGTCAATATGACCACGGAAAAACTTAAAGCCACTGACCACGTTTCTAGTGGTCTAACTTGCAATCTCAAAGCTGGTGAGGAAGCAAAAGCTACCGGTGTATTTGAAATCAAATGCCACGACAAGGACGGCAATCTAAAGTGGGAAGCCAAGTCTAAAAACTTGGTAGTTAACGTTGGCCTTCAGTACATGGCAGGTTCTGCACTGACTTCAGTAACTCAGATTACCACTTGGTATCTTGGCCTGTACGGTGCTGGCGCGTCAAACACACCTGCGGCGGGCGACACCATGTCTTCTCACGCTGGCTGGACTGAGGTTGTGGCTTACAGCAATGCAACCCGTGTTGCGGCTACGTTTGTTACGGCTACGACTGCCAACCCTTCTGTAGTCACTAACTCAGCTTCTCCTGCTACGTTCAACATCAACGGCACAACAACTGTGGGCGGGGCTTTCCTGACCAGCGGTAGTGCTAAGAGTGGTACAACTGGGACTTTGTTCTCAGCGGCTGACTTTGGCTCACCCGGTGATCGCTCTGTGGTTAACAGCGATACTTTGTCTGTAACTTACACATTCAGCTTGGCGGGCTAATATGTCAGCGTGGGGTTCCGGCGCATGGGGTGATGGTGGCTGGGGCTTCACGGCTTTTTCAAGCACGGTTGATGAGACTGCGACAGGTACAGATGCGGTAGCGGCGGCAATCAGTGTTGGGGCTTCGGTTAGTGAGACTGCCACGGGAACAGATGCTGTATCAAGTTTGGTACAGGTCAATGCGGCGGTCAGTGAGACAGGAACGGGATCGGATGCAGTAAGTGCTTTGGCGGGTTTTGGATCTGCGGTCAGTGAAACGGGTACAGGTAGTGATGCAATAACTGCATTGCTCACAATGAGTGTCTCGGTTACTGAGACAGCAACGGGGACGGATGCGGTATCAAGTGTTCCTGTGTATGCGGCTACAGTTGCAGAGACGGCGACAGGCACGGATGCAGTAAATTCTAGTTTTGCGTTCTTCTCGTCTATAACTGAAACAGCTACTGGAACGGATGCGGTAGTCAGTAGTTTGTCTGTTGGGGCGGTGGTCACTGAGAGCGCAACAGGTACGGATTTAAGTACGTCTAAGGCAGTTTTTAACGCAGGAGTGACAGAAACAGCAGTTAGCGCGGATACATTGGCGGCTGCTGCGGTTTTCTTAGCTTCTATTGTTGAATCAGCAACTGGAACAGATTCAATAACTGCAAGGCCGTTCTGGGAAATTATTGATGACACGCAGACTGCAAACTGGCAGAATATCGGCAACACACAAACAGCGGCTTGGACTGCTGTGGTAACGAATTAGGAGCATTTAAATGGCAGCAACGACAACTCTTTTAGGCTTGGTCACTCCCACGCAGGGAACGCTCTCTGGTACGTGGGGCGATACAGTCAACTACGGTATCTCTGATTATGTTGATATTGCTGTTTCGGGCACA